GCTTATCAAGCGACTTATCCGAAAGCGCAATGCTAATAAGCGAGATTCTGAATAATTTAGACGCGCTCGAAAAAGAGTTAGCCAAAGAAGATTACTCGGTCTATTTGGAATACACCCATTTTGGGCGCTATCGCCCGTCCCGACATTCGGATTTAATTTGCGATTATCTCATGAGAGTGGAACGGGGCGAAATCGACCGTCTCATGATATTCATGCCGCCGCGTCATTCCAAGTCTATGACGGTTACCGAGACGTTCCCATCATGGTTTATCGGGCGCAATCCAAACAGGCGAGTCATCGAAGTCTCCTATGGCGATTCATTGGCAAGGCGGTTCGGGAAGGCCAACCGTCAAAAGATCGAATTGTTTGGCGAGGAATTGTTTGGCATCCGTCTTTCAAGAGACGTTAATTCGGTGACGAGTTGGGACGTCGAAGGGCATCGCGGTGGGATGATTTCGGTCGGGATTGGCGGTGGGATCACAGGGCAAGGTGCGGACTTGCTCATCATCGACGACCCGATCAAGAACCGCAAAGAGGCGGATTCGCTCACGTATCGAAACATGCTTTGGAATGAGTGGCAAAACACGCTATCCACCCGTTTGCAACCCGGCGGACGGGTTATTTTAATTCTCACAAGATGGCATGAGGATGACCTTGCCGGACGGCTTTTAGAACACGAGCCAGAGCGGTGGACAGTGGTTTCCTTGCCTGCGATTTGCGATTCCGAAAACGACTTGCTAGGTCGAAAAATCGGCGAGCCGTTATGGCCGGAGTACGGATTTGACGAGAAGTGGGCGGAAGAAACGAAAAAGACGGTCGGTTCCCGAACATGGAACGCGCTCTACCAACAGCGTCCAACGCCGCCAAGCGGCGCGATCATTCATCGTTCGTGGTTCAAGTATTACAAACAAGCCCCTCAAATGGACGAATACATTCAATCGTGGGATTTTGCGTTCAAGGATACCAACGACGGTTCGTTTGTCGTCGGTCAAGTATGGGGCAGGAAAGGCGCGGACAAGTACTTGCTTGACCAAGTCCGTGCGAAGCTGTCTTTCACCGAGTCGATCCGTGCGATTGTCTCGCTCACGTCTAAATGGCCGCAGACGCAAGCTAAACTTATCGAAGACCGCGCGAACGGGACGGCGATTATCAACGCGTTGCGTCATCAGATCAGCGGCATGTTGCCTGTTGTGCCGAACGGAACAAAAGTCGAGCGGCTGAATGCCGTATCGCCGCAATTCGAAGCCGGAAACGTCTATATTCCGCATCCGAGCATCGCGCCGTGGGTGCATGATTACGTCGAGGAATTGGTTGCGTTCCCGAACGCGCCGACCGACGACCAAGTGGACGCGACATCACAGGCATTGCGATACCTCGACCGAGCCGGAACGAAGGGAACAATCAAAGTCGACATCTTCTAACAGAAGGGAGGGAAGCGGAATGGAAAAGAAAGCAGTGGCCAAGGCGTATGTGTTGAGTGACGGAGAGATTATCGAGGAAAGCACACTCGAACGCTACGCGATCAAACAACAAGGCGAGTCGAGAGCCATCCCAAGCGACCGTTTTGGCAGCGCGTATGGGGAATTGGGGCTTGTCGAACCCCTGTACAATCTTGAAGCGCTGGCGCAACTGCTTGAGCTCAACCCGTACCATTATCGGGCGGTCAAAACAAAAGCGAGAGACACGGCCGGATTGGGGTGGTATCTTGAGGCGAAAACGAACAACCCAAGCGAACAACAGCGCGAGATCGCCATGCAGTTTTTAGAGAACCCGAATCCGTACAAAACGCTGACCGACATCAATAACAACGTGATGGTGGACTATGATTCCATCGGGAACGGCTACTACGAAGTCATCCGCGACGCAGATGGGACGCTTATCGGTCTGGAGCATATTCCGGCGCATACGGTTCGCGTTCATCAGGATATGAACCGGTATTGCCAAATTCGAGGTGCAAAGAAGGTATGGTTCAAGCGGTTTGGCTTTGAAAATGATGTGGACTACGTTACGGGTGAAATCGCCTCTGTCGGCTCAATTCCGATGGAACGACGGGCAACAGAAATCATTCACGTCCACAATTACACAAGTAGGAGCGATTATTATGGACTTCCGGACATTCTCCCTGCGTTAAGCGCGATTATTTCCGATCGCGAACGGGCGGAGTACAACATCAGTTTCTTTGAAAATCACGCCGTCCCTGCCTACGTCGTGACGGTGACAGGGGCGGAACTCGACGAGCAAACGAAGCAGTTGATCCGCCGTTACTTTCAGCAGGACATCAAGAGAAACCGGCATTCAACGCTTGTCGTGACGGCACAAAAACCGCAGGGGGATTTCTCGGATACGCCCATAGAAATTAAGTTTCAAGCGCTGTCTGTGGAAACGAAGGAAGCGAGTTTTCGCATGTTGCGGGCGGATAACCGAGACGAAATCCTGTCTGCTCATGGCGTTCCTCCTTATCGTGCAGGCATTGTCGTTGAGGGTTCGCTTGGCGGCTCAACAGCGAGAGAGTCGACCGAGATTTACAAGCAATCGGTCATCGAGCCGCGACAGGACATGCTTGAGAATGTGATGAACCGATTGCTGTTGGTTGGGCTAGGGGTGACGGACTGGCGTTTCCGTTTCAAAGACATTGACACGAAAGACACGCAAGCGAAAATCGAGGAATTGCGATTCCTGTTTGACATCGGTGCGTACAGTCCGAACATGATTTTGCGTGAGCTAGGGAAGGAGCCGATTGACGACCCGAACCTAGACAGACATTTCATTTTCGGGCAACCACTTGACGCCTCACAACAAGAAACGAACGCGATACTGAATTCGCTGAAACAGCTGCACGCCAAACTGATTGATATTGCCACGAAAGAAGGCGGCAAGCATGTGTAAGGTGTGCAAGCTGTTGGAAATGGATCGCGAGCTTGTGTCATTCCTTGTTGAGCACGGCGCGCTTCCTGCGTTTAAAGAGCAGGACGAGCGCATTTCCGAAATCGAGGAACGCCTTGCTCAGCGTCTTGTCCGGTTACAAGTCGGGCTTGAGAGTCTGTTCATTCAGCGGTTGCGGGAGCTTGGCTATATTCCGTTGTCGATTCTCGAACAGGAAACGTTTATCGCTGACATTTTAGACCCCATTTTCGCAGACATGGAGGAAGAGATCGCCGATGCGGCTGTCGAAAGTGCGGTTGTGGCGCGGCAATTGACGTTCGAGGACATTCTCGAACAGGGCTTGGAAGTGATTTTCACTGAATTTAGCGAACGCGTTCTCGAAGAGTTGCGAGAGCGCGTTTATGTTTTTTCGGACGATACATTCCGGCGAATTAAAGGCGATTTCCGTGCCACGTTGGTTCGCGGATACGAGGAAGGCAAAGGGATTGACGACATCGCCGTAGATTTGCGTGCGGATTTTAAAGACTTGCGCGATCATCGACTGCAAACAATCGCTAGAACGGAAGTGCAGGGAGCGCAAAACATTGGTATTGTCCAAACGATGCAAGATTACAACGTCCGGTATAAACAGTGGCTGACGGTCAGAGACAGTCGGGTGAGGGGCAGAAACCCAAAAGACCGTGCCGATCATTATTCGCTTCACGGGCAAGTGGTGCGGATGGATGAACGATTCTCAAACGGGCTGATGCACCCGTTGGATCGCTCCGGCCCCATCGAGGAATGGATCAACTGTCGATGCCGATGCCGTCCGTATATCCCGAAAAAGGGCGAGGCGATTACTCGCACGCCTTACTATCCGTAAAGGGGGTGATTTCATTCTAGGCGTAGCGCGTTTTTTGAAACGATTCCGGACGGAAAGGAGTGAGAGGATGAAACACGAACTGACAGCGCCAGTCACACACAAGAATGAGGAAAAACGGATTGTATTTGGACCCGTTCTTGTTCCAGACGAGCCGGACAGTGACGGGGATGTCGTAACGGCCGAGAAAATCGAAGAAGTGGCGCACAAGTTTTTAGAGCAGTACGGCAACATCGACTTGCAACACACGCTGAACAATGTCGGCAAGGTGGTGGAATCGTACATCTTGCCGTTTGATTGGGAGATTAACGAGGATTTAACCGTGCCGAAAGGAAGTTGGATGATGGGCGTTCGTGTTCAGGACGAGGAAGTGTGGCAGGCGGTGAAGGAAGGGAAACTGACGGGCTTCTCGATCATGGGTGTCCCGAAAGTGGCGCTGAAATCGAAAGAAGCGGCGAAACGCACGAC